GAAAGCATTCTCTCGAGGGCTAGCATTGCTCACTGAGTGGGGAAATAAATATACCTCGCTAGATGATGTCATAGTTATTGACTCACTGACCTTTATGTCTGACGCTGCTCTCGAGCACGTGCAGGCTGGTGCAGGACACCTCGGAAAGAATCCAGAAATACAAGAGTGGGGCTTAGCCATGAATCTGATTGAGGATATGCTGAGCATTCTCTACTCGACCGATATCCAGTGCAATGTCATTATAAATAGCCATATTAAATACCTCGCGGATGAGGGGACTGGAATTGTCAAGGCACAGATAAATACCCTTGGGTCGAAGCTCCCTCCGAAAGTTGGAAGATATTTTAACCATATGCTCTGGGCTGGGATGGTAGGCTCGAAGAGAGTCTTCAAAACTAAAGCCTCACCTGTTATGGGCCTGAAGAGTCCTAACCCAGCAAAAGTTGCCGACCAGTATCCTATCGAGACTGGACTGGCTGAGTATTTCAAGGCTGTGAAAGAATAGCCTTGGAGTTGCAGGTGCGAGATTGAGTCCTCGTGTCCCCTGGCAGTGAGAGGAACTGCTCCTGCGAAAATCCTCCAAGGAGGGTGAAATTTCCCTTAGCCCTCCTTGTCCTATGGACATCTCAAAATGAGATTCCACCTCGAACCTAGATTTTTTAATTTTATAAGAAAGGAAACTGAAATGGTAGATTTTACTAAATTACTTGATAAGTCAGCTGATGATGTTGAGCGTCCTGCAACCTTACCGCAAGGGTCATACCTCTGCACAATCACAAGCTACAAAGGTGTTGAGTCTGGTCAGAAACACACTCCTGGTGTTGAGATTGAAATGCAGATTCTTGCTCCTGGCGAGGATGTAGATGCAGACGAAGTTGCACAAGTTAAAAATCTGCAAGAAAGAAAATTGAAAACTCAATTTTGGTTGACAGAGGATTCTATGTTCCGCTTGAAGGATTTCTTGGAGAAAGCTGGATTTGAAACTGCCGGAAAGACTTTTGCTGAGATGTTAGCAGAAATCGCAGGTAAACAAATTGTTGCGATTGTTACTCACCGCATGGGTCAAGATGGAGAATCAATCTTCCCTGAAGCTAAGAAATTTATGAAAGCTGAATAAGGAACCCCAACCGACAAGGCGTGCATGAGTGCAAGAGAGCAATCTTAAACTCTGCACTCTTGCCCCTTGTATGGATTTTCTGGAGAAAGAGATGGAAATACAGATTGAGAAAATTTACATAAAACCAGATAGACAGAGAAAAGACCTCGGAGACCTCGAGCCTCTCAAGACCTCGATTCTTAATGTGGGGTTGATAAATCCTATTGTGGTCGAGCCGAGAGAAGAGGAAGAGGGGACTTACTGGCTGATTGCTGGGGAGAGAAGGCTAACTGCCTACAAGGCCCTGCATAAGGAAGGCAAGGTAGGCAAGAGTATCCCTGCTAGGCTGTTTGACTCTCTAGATGAAATCACTCGGCAACTGATTGAACTAGAAGAGAATGTAAAGAGAAAAGACCTCACCTGGCAAGAGCATGTTGAGGCAGTTATGAGAATCAAGGAGCTGAAAGGGTTTGAAACTGGAGAGGAGCTTGCGAGCTATCTTGGAATATCCCCTGCCCATGTAACGAGAATGAGTTCTGTTTGGGTCATGAGAGAGAATGAAAAGATTTGGCAGGCGGAAAACCTCAGCGCAGCCTATACCATTTGCAAGAGGGAATCTGCTAGAATCCTCGGCTCAGCAACAAGTGATTTAGGATTTTTAATACAGAATTTTATAAACGAAGGAGATGAAAATGGACAACAAGAAGAGAGAGGAAATAGCCTTCCAAGCGAAGATACTCAGCAAGGAGGACAAAGACCATCTGCTGGTAATGAGCCTGCTGAGAACAGGATACAACACAGCACAGTTGGAGGCTCTAGCTCGAGTGAACAGAATGACTCTAGAGGAATATCTCGTGATGACTCAATGGAACAATATTCCTCATTTAAAATCATCCAGGGGGATTTTATCTCTTGGGCGGAGAATTATAGCGGCTTGCCGTTCAATCTTCTCCATCTAGATTTCCCCTATGGGATTAACCATGACAGAAGTAAGCAAGGTAACACCAAGAACTTTGGAACTTACGAGGACACGGAGGATATTTATAAGACCCTGGTGAAAGCCCTTCTTAAGAACCAAGACAAATTCATCGCCTCGAGTGCGCATTGTATCTGCTGGTTGAGCTTGAATTTCTGGGAATGGACTAAGAAGGAATTCGAGGCCGCAGGGTGGAGCTGTCATCTGCAACCTTTCATCTGGTTCAAGTCAGATAATAAGGGCATCATCGCGGATACTATGTGCGGGATGAGAAATGTAGGTGAGTATGCCCTGGTGCTTACACGAGGGAGAAGACCAGTGATAAAGAACATCTCGAATATCTTCCCTCACCCAACCACCAAGACCTTTCACGCAAGTGAGAAACCGAGACCCATGCTGGAGTATCTGTTCACTGCTTTCTGTGATGAGCACTCGAGAGTTCTCGACCCGACTTGTGGCTCAGGAACTTCAATCCAAGCGGCTATGAAACTTGGTGCAGAGAGCGGACTGGGAATCGAGCTGGATGAGGAATTTGCTAAGAAAGCACAGACTTGGCTGGAAGATGAAAAGAAACTAAAGAAGGTCTCAAAGGTAGAGCTTGAAGATTTTGATTTAGATTTTTAAGAAAAGGAGACAAAAGATGTCAAAGATTAGGACTGGAACTGAAGAGTACTCAAAGATTATCGAGGATTTCTCTCATGAGGATGTTGACCAGGTTAAGGTAGTTCCCCTCTCGGTGGAGTGGAGATATGAGGAGAGTGAGTATGGAGATGGCTCGAGAGATGAGGAATTTGAAATCCTTTCGGCAACTGACCCAGACGGAAAGGAATACGAGCTCACGCAGAACGAGCAGAATGAACTGGAAGAAAAACTGAGAGACAGAGGGGAGTTTGCTTAGATGCCAAAACTTGTTGTGGTAACTGAGTTCCCCGGAAAGACAGACCTAGTCACAAGGAAGCTCCTCACAGGGGAGACTGGAAGACTTTTCTGGGAATTGGTGGATGAGGTAGGAATTCCGAAAGAGGAGATTAAGGTGCTCTCGGTTCTGCCAAATCGGCCTGGCTCAGGAAAGATTGAAGAATGGTGTGTTTGCAAGAAGGATGCTGAGGCTTTTGCTCGAGCTGAGGGGTATCCTTCTTACCCTTTTCAATTCATCAAGAGTGGGAAATATCTTCACCCACAGAGCTGTAAATATGTTTTTGAGTTGCATGAAAAGATAAAAGCTCTTAAGCCAAACCTTGTGCTCACGCTGGGTAGTTTTGCAACCTGGGCGCTACTAAATTCTGGAAAGCTAAATGCAATCAGAGGGACAGCAACCGAGAGTGCATTTATTCCTGGCCAGAAAGTTATCCCGACCTACCACCCAGTTACGATTATCCGCGAGTGGTCTCAGAGGGTGATTGCAGGGGCAGACCTCTTCAAGGCAAAGAGGGAAATGGAGTTCCCAGAGATTATCCGCCCGAAGAGAAAGGTATATGTGGTAGAGACGGAAAAGGATTTAGACTCGGTGGTAGAATTACTTAAAGTAAAGAGCCGTCTAACCTTGGATATCGAAACCAAGCTAGGGCAGATAACTTGCGTAGGTTTTGCACCCTCGCCTCAAGAGGCCTATGTGATTCCTTTTACAGATGAGAGGAAAGAGGACAAGAATTTTTGGCCAACGGTGGAAGGAGAAATCCACGCAGTTCTCGCGGTGAGAACCCTCTGCGAGCAAGGCAACATAGAAAAGGTCTTGCAGAATGGTGTCTATGATATTCAATATCTCTGGAGAGTTCACAACACGAAGACGCTGGGTTTTCGAGATGATACTATGATTATGCACCATGTGCTCTTCGCGGAACTTCCCAAGAGCTTAGGCTTTATGGGCTCGGTCTATACGAACGAGGCAAGCTGGAAATTGATGAGAAGATGGGAGGAGAAAGAGATAAAATGAGAATAAAAGTAGGACAGATTTATAAAGACCCTGACGGCATAATGGTGATAACGCAGATTAACAAGCATCTAGACAGCCTACGCTATGATTATATATATAATGATGGCATGACTCTCAGTTATATGCGAGAAGATGATGTCTTATCACCTGGCACAGAGCTTATTGCTGAGTATCCAACTTGGCAAGAGGCAGTTAATAGTAAGGAGTTTAGAGGAGGTTCTGATGGAAAAGACTGAGAACTCAACCCTAATCGAGCAGAAGATTCTAGACCTTGCAGAGGAGGAGAACCTCAAGGTAACCGAGAACCTTTCCGCTATTGCGAGAGCCAAGGAGAGATTCTTTGGACTCGAGGCCTGGCAAAAATGCCCTTGTGATAGAGATGGCATGCGAGCTTGTGGAAGTATCAAATGCCTGAATGAAATCTTTCGAGAAGGGCATTGTCATTGTAATCTTTTTGAGCGAGGATTCTAGAGATGTTAACACCAGAACAAAAGAAATCAGTTCTTCGTCCTGGGACTATTTGGCGAAGGAGAAAAAACGGAGCGTGGGAACGAGTCTACATTGAGAGCCTCGAGTCTCGCCTCATTGCAAATAGCTCCTCTGCCATTGATATACGAACCGAGTTTGGCTGTGAGCATATTCCTAAGAAAAAGTTTCTTGAGAGTTTTGAGTTTTGCGGCTGGGCGAAGATTAGGCTAAATGAGATTGCCAGCGAGAAAAATCTCATACCAACATTAGGAGACCCGAGAATATGGATGAAACAGAACCAAGGCGGCTAGCATTCATCTTTGATATAGATGGCACGCTGGCAGACAACCGCCACAGACAAAGATACCTCTACCAGTCAGGCAAGACTAAATCCGAGTGCTGGAAAGACTTCTTCGAGAAGAGTGGCGAGGACCCTCTTTACCAGGACACCGTGCTACTTGCCACGAGACTTTCAATGGCTGGTTTTGTTATCTTGTTTGTAACTGGTCGGAGTAAAGCCTATCATGAGATGACAAAGACCTGGCTAGAAGACGCTATGAGAGAGCCTATTCTCGATTCCCAGATTTTTGAACGAAAAGAGAAAGACTTTCGGAAAGACTGGGAAGTTAAGCAAGAAATCTATGCGACCCTTATTGAGCCTAAGTATCGTGTCCTCGGAGTCTTTGAGGATAATCTAGCCTGCGTAAAGATGTGGCGAGCTAGAGGACTTACTTGTTACCAACCTAGAGAAGAAACCATTTTATAGAAAGGAAAAGAAAATGAAAGTGCAAATAACTAAAGAACAACTGGAATCAACCATCGAGACCATTGACGAGAGAATCTCTCAAGGGATAGAGTATTTTCGAGATTATACTTCGTTCCTTGCTGAGGCCTGGAAAGAAGGCACCCCACTAGAATTTGTCTCATACTACCCTGACCTTATCAATGATTACCAAGCTAAGAAATTAAAACTTCAATCTCTTGCAAAATGGAGTGCAGTTTGGATGGACGAGGAGCAAGCAGAAAACCTCCTCCATGTCTATCCTGTCTATGACCCGACTCAGATAGATGATGATTTGCTCTCCTGGATGAAAGACTATGCAGAGAGAATGGCGCCTAAGGCAGAAGAGCCTGCCCCTGAAGGGGAGCCTACTAAATAGCCATCTTGCTTTCTTGGGTGTCTAGAGAAAATTCCCTTGACACCCTTGAGCTTTTCTTATACAATATTGCTATTTGGAGGACACTATGCTTGAATTTGAAACTGATACATTTGTCCCAGAGGATGATATGACCAACCTTTGGGTTTATAACGGTCTAGACTGTTGCTTGACCTATGAAATCTACGAGGCTTTGAAACCTCTTTTCAACGAGAACACCTCGACACTCTACAAGTGGGAATTCTCTTCCCAGTCT